GAAGTGGCATAGCAACTATACCTGAAATGAAAACGGCGTGAGTCGAAACCCACGCCGTTTCATGCGCTTGCATGGTGGCACAAAGGTGCTACCATGCGGGCGTCTAATTCCTGCGCGGTTGCATTGTACCGTACCTGGCCTCAGGGTCAACAATGCCGCAAGTCGCTCCCGGCGCGGTAGGGGAACATGGATGTAGTCGCAGGGGTTTGACCCTACCCTGCGCCACCGAAAGGTGCGCTCTCCCACGAAGGTAGCGGCTGGCAATCCTCCAGCGAAATGGTGAAATTCGTGGCTTCAACCGATGCGCGGCTCCGTGTGGGCTGGTTGAACGTGGCCCCTTTTGGGGGTCATGCTTCCCTCTGCGCTCACCATGTGAACTGATATCAGCCCGGATTGATTCTTGCCCTTGTAAGAAAAACCCGCATCGTTCTCTTACGAACGTCATTCCCCACGTTGACGAACAGGAATGCCTTTCCGTATACTTGCGCGTATGAACTCAATCACATGGATGGACAATCGAACTCTGATGGGGGAACTGTGGCCGAAATGGACTCTTGAGCCTGAATTGTCGCGGCTCTTGAACGAGAAATGGGGATCGCTGCACCAAGACAAGCTGCGTGATTGCATTCGCCAGCACCGCCTGGAGCGCGACACGAAGCCGGACATTGCTTCGATTCACAAGGCGTATTGCGCGATCATGCCGCAAGCCGCGGACGTTGTTGCGCGTGGTGAAGTGCATCACACGCGCAAAGAAGCAAGCGCGTTGCAGGGTCCAACGCTGGCACAGCTGGATGCCTGGGATGCCTGGGCGGTCGAGGTGTTGAAGACTGCAACGCAAGCGGAGATTGACGCAGCTCGTGAACGCGTTGGCGTGGGCGTGCAGTCAGACCGCGTTCTTGCGGTGCTAGTGGATTATTGCAGGAACACGCCGCAGCCCTTGTAAACTGCAAGCATGGCGAAGAAAGACATCTCCATCCTGATGCTTGGCATGTCCGAATGTCTGCTCGGGAAAATGTTTTTGCCGCGTCGGCGCGGGGGCAGCGTCATTGCCATCTACTCAGGCGACATGATTGCCGCCAGGCTGCGCGATGAAGAAGGCATGTCCATTGCTGAGGCGCGGTCGTTTGTCACCGATCAGCTTGAGGTTAGTTGGTATGGACCAGGAACCTACGGCATCATTTGGGCGGCGACCGAAGAAGAGTTTGCCACGGTTCTGCAAGATGACTCTGCATGAATTGATACGGTCGCGTATAATGGCGGCATGACATCAGACGAACACATCTCGTATTCATACGCACTTACCGCCGATCCAGGCAAGCCTCTGCGCGAAGCCAAGAAAACCATTGTCACCTTGACCGAGGACAATGAGATGCTGAACGGCATCATCAAGGGGCTGCGCCAAGTGCTTGCCGATGTCGAACCAGCCAAAGAGCTGATGGAAAAAGATTTGAACGCCGCTATGGAAGAATTGCGCCATCACCATGAACTGCTGAAGCTAGTGGTTGACGGCGCGACACGACTGCGCCTGGAGCGCGATGAGGCAAGGCGGGAGGTGTGCAACATGATGCACAAGACGGGTTTCTTAAATGGTGATTACGCTGATTCCCGTGGTTGGGACTGCTTCAAGGAGGACGCCGATGCCTAAATACATTCGCACCAGTGATTACACCAAGGGGTACGGCAGCGGCATTGAAGTCGCGTGGACGCCGACCTCCAAGCGCATTGATATCAGTGGGTATTACGACAGCTGCGTCGGAATTGAAGGCGTGTCAATGTCGCTGCGAATGTTTTTTGACCAGCTTGGCATTACTGAAAAAGACTGCATCAAAGCGTTTCAGGGGTATTCCAAGTGAGCGGCATACATCAATTTGTCACGCCTATTCCCGTCATCACATGCGACGGGCAGGATGGCTACGCCATCTATGTCCGTGATGGCGGCACGTTTGAGAACGATGTGTGGTGTGTTGCGCTGTGCAACGGTGGACACCTGCGTCATTACACCACGGCTCAATTACGCATCCATCAGAACATGACGTTTGATATTACAAAGTCAGAAAGCACGTATGTGTAACACCGACCGCATCATTGCTAGGCTCCACGCCCACGCACTCCGCAAGGAGAAGATCGCAAAGCGTCAGCCAGCGCGATTTGCCGAGTATGCCGAGAGTCTGAAGAAGGAATCTGAATTCCTTTACAAGATCATTGACTGCATTGAAGCACTCCAGGCCACCATCATCGACATCCGAAAGACAGAACTACATGCGAACCAACACCCCCGCAATCCTTGACAAGCGCGTCCGGCTCATAGATCACCTTCGCGCTCAGGGTTTTACCGTTGCCCGCACCGCCACTGGGTTTATTGCCGTGGATGAGGATGGCATCATCTTCAACGTGTCTCCCGTCCGCACCCATGTTTCCATCGTTCACCCTGTTACCGAGCAGTACATGGAAGAACGCACCCCAGGACAGCCTGACCCCAAGTGGTTTGATTCCATGATTCAGGAGCTTGTTGCATGGAGCAAAGACTGATGAAGTGCAACTGCCCTGCCTGTCGTGACTACCGTTTGCATGACCGCATCATTGACGGCATTGTCATCTTGCTTGGAATTGCCAGTTTTTGGTTTGTGGTCTACATCGGTTTGATATGCTTTGGCGTATGGTAGAAATTACCGATTACGATCAGTTCAAGGCAAGCGTCACTAATCACCTTGAGGCCGCTGGCACAACGCGCTCCGGTCTTGCCAAGGCAATGGAAGCCAACGGCGTCCTTCGCGCACACACCGTGCGATGCCTGCTCGGCACCCCTGGCACAGTCATCGGCAAGCGCAAGCCGGCATTCGACTCCATCCTGAAGATCGCAAACGCTGCGGGTTTTGACTTGGTATTGCGCGAGCGAAAGGTAGAATCCGGTCAATGACCCGCCTGGTCGGATTGAACGAACACGGCCTTCCCGTTGGTGAAACCCATCACCGCGCCCGCGTTCCCGACCGCGTTGTCAACCAAATCAGGGAACTCCATGAAGAAGAAAACCTCGGCTACAGGCGCATCGCCAAGCTTGTCGGACTCTCCCGGTCCTTTGTCCGTAAGGTCTGCCTCTACCAGCGACGCGCCCAGTTCCCCACCCGATGGAAGCGTGTCGAAGCGACCTGTCGGTAGACCCCGCCGCGGTCGTGTCATGGACAATCCCAAGGCCGCTGAACTGCTTGATTGGCTGGCAACTGGAAACACGTTGCTTGAATTCTCGCAGCGAAAGGGCAACCCGGATGTCCGCACCGTCCACGATTGGAAGGACGAAGACGCCGAATTTGCCGCACTTTATAAGGTCGCTCGAGACAAGGGGCAGGAGGCCATGCTTGAGGAGTGCAAGACCCTGTGCGACACGGAGCCTACGGACGCCGTACAAGCCGCTTGGAGGCGTTTGCAGGTTGATACCCGGCTTAAGACCCTTCGCATGTGGAACCCCGCCAGGTGGGCCGAGCGCGTTGATATGAACCACACGGGCGGCGTGAGCATCGTCCTCAAGACGGGCGTACCGGATGCCCCAAGAAATTGACCTGTTGTACAACCCTAGGCCGTGGCAGCGGCAGTGTCACCTCAGCCGGCGGCGTTTTACCGTGCTTGCCCTGCACCGCCGCGCTGGCAAGACCGAACTAGCCATCATGGAGCTGATTGACAAAGCCGTCCGCTGCAAGGCGGAACTGGGTTTCTTTGTCTATGTCGCTCCGTTTCTCAAGCAGGCCAAGGCCATTGCTTGGATGCGGCTCAAGCAGAAGTTGCTACCCCTGCGTAGCGTGGCCGCGCTTGAGGTCAACGAGGCCGACTTGTCCGTGACGTTTGCCCACAACGGCGCGACCATTCGCCTGTTCGGTGGCGACAACCCGGACGCCCTGCGCGGCGTGCGCCTGGACGGCTGCGTCATTGACGAGGTAGCGCAGATCCGACCCGAGGTGTGGAACGACATCATCCAGCCCGCGCTGTCCGACCGCAAGGGTTGGGCCATGTTCATCGGCACCCCTGCTGGCATCAACCTGTTCAGCGAGCTGTTCTACCGGGCAAGCAGTCTGCCCGATTGGATGGCCGCTCGCTATACCGTCAACGATACTGACGCGCTAGACAAGGACGAGGTGTTGCGCCTGAAGCGCGACATGCCCGAGCAGGCGTTCGCACGCGAGTATTTGTGCGATTTCAGCGCGGCGGGCGATGACCAGCTGATTTCGCTTGCCGATGCCGAGGCCGCGGCGCAGCGCGTGTATACCGACAAGGATATTGATGGTGCGCCCAAGATCCTGGGCGTTGACCCCGCAAGATTTGGCGACGACCGCAGTGTCATCATTAAGCGGCAGGGCATCCAGGCATTTGAACCTATGGTTTATCGCGGCATCGACAACATGGACCTGGCCGCCAGGGTGGCAAACATCATTGAGTCCTGGGACCCAGATGCTGTGTTCATTGACAGCGGTGCTGGCGCGGGCGTCATTGACCGCTTGCGGCAGCTGGATTATGACGTTGTGGAAGTGCCATTCGGCGGCAAGGCAATTCAATCAAACCTGTTTGTCAACCGTCGCACAGAAATGTGGTGGTCGGTCAAGGAGTGGATTGAGCAGGGCGGCGCAATTCCGAACCACGTTGACTTAAAGCAAGAGTTGTCCACGCCGATCTACTGGTATGACGCGGCCGGCAAGCGCATGCTCGAGGCCAAGGACGAGATTAAGAAGCGACTCCAGGGCGGCGGTTCACCGGACATTGCCGACGCGCTTGCGCTGACGTTTGCATTCCCAGTTCGCAAGAAGCTGCCACGCGACATCTACGACCGCGTGAAGAAGAACAAGTCCGAGGAGTACGACCCGTATGCGAACACTTGAGGGACCCATAGGCGGCAAGCCGAGGGGTACGGTTCCGTCAATGAGTCGCATTGCGCTCGTTGAACCTGCGGATGTCATGCCCGCAATCACCGAACTTATGCGTCAGAATTGGGACGAAACCGGATTTGGCTTTGAGTTCAAGCCGTCGGTGGAAACCTACCAGGCTGTCGTTGATCTTGGCCTGATGTTTGTTCTTGCGGCATTTGATGGCAACGAAATAGTTGGGTACTGCACGATGACCGTGACGAATCACATGCACAACCCGGCCATCAAGGTCGCATCAAACGATGCGCTGTTTGTGCGCCCCGATCATCGCGGAATTACCGCTGGCCGACTCATCATTGCCGCCGAGCGCGAAGCCGCCAAGCGCGGGGCAACCCGCGTGCTGTGGCATACTCGAGCTGGCACCAATCTTGCAAACGCATTTACCAAGCGTGGCTATACGCCCGCTGACATTGTTGTGATGAAGGAGATTTAAAATGGGAATGGACCCTGTTACCCTTGCAGTCATTGGAATGGCAGCAGCCGCAGCCGCTGGAGCGGGCGCAACGACCTACGGCGCAGTCAGCGCAAATGACGCGCAGGACAAGGCGCGTCAGCAGCAGAAGAAGGCGCAGGCAGAAGCTGTTGGACGCGCAGAAAGCGAGCAGCGCATGAGCCAGCAGGCCCAGGCCGCAGCTAATCGCAAGGCTCCCGACGTTGCCGCACTGATGGCAAACGCCAGCACGCCTGCACCTAACACGATGCTCACCGGACCTGGTGGCGTCAACCCGAACACGCTTGCGCTCGGTCGTTCAACCCTTCTTGGGCAGTAATCAATGAGCCAATACACAGGTGACGGAGGTTCGTATCCGGGCGCACCCAAGCGGGATCAGTTGTTCACCCGCTGGGGTCAGCTCAAGACCGAACGCGCCACCTGGTGGGCGCACTATCAGGAACTGACCACCTATATCCTTCCGCGCAACGGCCGTTACTTCCGGCAGGACCGCGACAAGGGATGGCGGCGTCACAACAACATCTACGACAACACGGGCACGCGGGCGCTGCGAACGCTCGGGGCCGGCATGATGGCCGGAGCGACCTCGCCCGCTCGCCCGTGGTTTCGCCTTGCCACCGCTGACCCGCAGCTCAATTCGTACCCGCCCGTGAAAGTGTGGTTGGACGATGTGACCAAGCGGATGCAGGCGGTGTTTCAGCGGTCGAACACTTACCGCGCCCTGCATCAGATGTACGAGGAACTGGGCTGCTTCGGCACGGCGGCAAGCATCATGCTG